AAAAACGTCAATATATAGTGACTATTTCAGATCACATGTATAAAGACGTATTCGTTTTAGATAAAGAAATAAATTCTTTTGCTTGTTGGGTAGCTTTAGAAAATATTAGCTAGACATATACTGAGCAGTATAGTTACCAACTGATTGAGATGGCGATGCAGGTGATGCAGGTATCTTAGTATTAGATGTCGGTAAACTTGTTTCTGATTTTTTGACTGAATCGCCTTGTTGAGTTACTCTAGTAACTTCAACTTCATCTTCTTCACCTACTGCTTTTGGTTCAATTTGAACTTTATTATCATACTTATCTGAATCAGGTACCGGGTGTCTATTAATACCTGTATCAATTTTTTGCAATAGATCTCCATCTAAAGTTACTTTACCTTGATTATCATATCTTCCGTTTGCTAACTCTTTAGCAACTTCTACTTTAAATGAATCGCCTCTATTATCGTTATTACCTGGACCTTGCGTACCTACTGAAGTTTTAATATTTACAATATAATAATTTTTATCTGTATCAAAATAACTATCAATATATTCTTTCATATCATCGGATAGATTCTTATACCCATCTTTAGATTTATAGTTACCTGCTAATTTAACTAAATCACCAGTTAAAAGACCTCCATTAGAATATCTTTCTATTGTATTTTCAATCAATTTTAAGAATTTACGCGCCATAATAATATTTATATTTAATCAAACAAACATCTAATTAAATATAATATATGGCAAGAATAAATTTAAATATTTTAGAAAAAATAGACAAGAAACCCGATGTTTCAATTTTTTCAGATTTAAAGTTAGACTTTCAATTAGGTAGAACTTATAAAGATGAACTTAACAAAGGTAATAATATTACTGATATTCAAGTTTCAAATAATTTAGATGCTATAAAAAATGCATTTATAAGTTTAATAACCACATCACCAGGGGAAAAAATATTAAATCCTACTTTCGGTATTAATTTTGGTGATCTTTTATTCTTACCAGTATCAGAACCGAGAGCATTAGTTATAGGTGAAAATATAGTAGAAAATGTTACACGGTTTGAACCAAGAATAAAAATAATCGGACTTGAAGTTATAGCTGATGAAAAAGAACAAGAGTATATATTAAATTTTGAATTTACTATACCAAGATTTAATAATCAAAACTTTAGTATAGTTGGGACTTTGAACAAAACAGGGTTTTATGAATCAGCTAAATCCAAAACTGCTGGAAAATTATCTGAAGTTTCTAGTGATAGTAGTTCATCTTCATCTGGTGGTTACTAATTACTATGATTAAATATTTCTATGGCAGATAACACTGATTTTAGTTTAAGTAGAGATAGTTACGCAACTTTTGATGCCTTAACTCTTAAACAATTAATTAAAAAACGTTTAAATGATGGGGGAGTATTTACAGATCAATCATTTGAAGGGAGTAATATATCTGCAATAATTGATATCATTGCATATTCATATCATACTTTATTATTTTATTTGAATAATACAGCTTCAGAATCCACTTTTAACGAAGCTACGTTATATGAAAATATGAATAGAATAGTTAAGTTAATTGACTACAAACCAACCGGTTTTCAAACATCTTTATTATCATTTGAATCCGAAGCTAATGAAAAATTGTTACCAAATTTATATACAATAAAAAGATATTCATATTTTACAGTCAATGGTATAGATTATAGTTTTATTAATGATGTATCATTTAGTAAATCGTCAAATACAAATGAAACACTTACTAATTTATCAGAAAATAATTTGCTTTATCAAGGTAAATACTATGAATATCCAGAACAACAAGCAATCGGTGAAGATTTCGAAGTAGTTACGTTAGTAGTTGAAGATAATATAACTGGTGCACCTACATTTATAGATGAAAAATCGATTAATATTTACGTAAGAGAAGATGACACGGGTAGATATAGTTTCTACGAAGAAACAAATAATATATTTTTAAGAGGTCCCGGTGATCTTGTTTATGAAAAAAGAATAAATGAAAATGGTTATTATGAATTCAAATTTGGTAACGGTGTTTTCGGTAGGAGATTAAGAGACGGTGATGATATCTTTATCTACTATTTAAAAAGTGATGGTGAATCCGGTGTAATATCTGCTAACCAATTAAATGGTAATAGCCTTAATATTTTTTCAACACCTCAATTTGAAGAAATAAGTGATGATATTTATAGCAATGCTAATTTAACATTTTTAAGCCCTCAAAATATTCAACTTGTATCATTTTCTAATTTAAACGGGTCAACAAACCCTAAAGAAAGGGAAAGCGTTGAAAGTATTAGATCTAATTCAAGAAAAGTGTTTCAAAGTCAAAACAGATTAGTTACTATAGATGATTATGAATCGTTTGTAAATAAGAATTTTTCAAATATAATTGACAGTTTGAAAGTAGTTAATAATAAAGAATATATTAACACATTTATAAAATATTTTTATGATTTAGGTTTAGATAAACCTAATGATGATCCTAGATTTCTTTTTAATCAGTTAAAATTTTCAACACCATCAGATGCTAATAATGTTTATTTGTTTATGGTACCATCTATAGCTAATGTTGATGATGAAAATAATGTGTATTTTCTATCAACACCGCAAAAAAATTCTATTATTAATGCAATAGATACGCAAAAAATGGTTAATATAGAAATTATACCTCAAGACCCAGTTTATACCGCTTTTACTTTAGGTTTAAAAGAAGATAATGAAACACTTAAAACTGACATATATGAAAGCACGTTTTTAGTGGTTAAAAGATCGTTATCAAATAGAATAAGTGTTGAAAGCATAAAACAACAAATTAACAACATCTTTAAAGAATATTTTGAATCTTCTACTATCGGTTCATTGATTAGTATAACTGAATTAAAGAATAAAATTTTATCAGTAAGCGGGGTTAGGGAAATTTTTACTAGACGTATCCTAAATGATAGAATTTTTGAAACACCAAATTTAAGTTTAATTGCTTTTAATATAAATTATCCTGATGTTGATATAAGTAGTGTTACATCTGATTTACAATTACCATTTTTTAAGTATCCTTTCTTATATAATAATTCAATAACAAACAATATTATAGTAGAAGATGCCTGATATATCACATACTTTTAATAACGATTATTCTAGACTAGGTACAGTTAATGCGTTATATAATATAACTAGTAAGTTGACCAATGTTCCTATCTTTCCAACTTTATCTGGTTCTGAAGGTTTATCAGCTGTTTTACCAGGTAAAGAAGCAATTTATTCTAATTTTGATACTTTTACTGGCCCTTTAGGAGAATTAAATTTTCAACCTAATTTTGCAAACACTGAGACTTCAATAAGTGATGCTAATTACTTTTTTGACTTCGGAGATGGTACAACTGGTACCGGTTTAAGTTCATTTCATACATATGAAAGCCCAGGAATATATAATGTAACTTTTGTTGTAACAGATAGTGCTGGTAATTTCTTTAAAGGAGTACAAAAAAAAGCAATAAAAGTTATAGATCCTTTACAAGATAATTTATTTTTAACGATAGATGGATTGAGTTCAGGCGCTACTCAAAAGCCGTCGATACCAGAAAGAATAATTACCATTACAAGATTTAACTCTTTACATAACAGTAGATTATTATCAGCTAATGATTTTACTATAAATTTATCTGTATCAGGTCAGGGCAACACCTATTACAACAATGATGAATATTATAAAGATAATAATTTTCAGTATAAAAAAGGTAGTTATTTAATTAAAGATGTAGGGGATAATTTTGAAGTTATAGACTCATTAAAAACTAGTTCAAATAACATATATGCTACCTATACAGTACCTAATTCAGTTTTAAATTTAAGATTATCACCGATTAGAGAAGATAATTCAGTTTTTATTGGTACTTCAGGTCGTAGGACGTTTAGGTATTTTGAAGATTAGATAAATATTGATAATGGACAACGATGTTGTAATATTTGCTAATTTTGATACAAAAAATTTTAATGATCCAGATTCAAATTTTTTTAATTTAGATGATGATCAAAATAATGTATTAAATAGCGTTTCAGATAATATAGTATTAGGTATAAGAGGTGAACCTGTTCCTAGTAAACTTTCCTTTAGTTCAAATGGTATTGATGGTATAGGTAAAGTTGATGACACTTTTAATATTGGTCCCATATATTACACTGGTCAAAAAATATATTTTACTGTAAAATATAAAACTGAAGATAATTATAGCATTAAAAATTACCCTAAATTGACATTAGGTTCAGGCGGTGATCAAATTTCACTTTCATGCTTTCAAGTACAAACTCTTTCAAGTGAAGTTAAAGAAATATATATTGATAATGTTACTTTTTATTCTAACGATACACTATCTGCTTTAGATGGTGGAGGATACTTTAGAGGTTATTTTGTATTAGATCAAGGATTATCAAATTTAAAACTTAAAGGTCATTCAACAACTACTAATAACGTTTTTGTATCAGGTGAAAGTCAAATTTTTGATGTGCACCCTACTACAGGATTGTATAAGTATAGGAAAATTAATGAAGATAACGATCAAAAACAAAACTATAAAGACTTAATTTTTCAAGATATACTAAATAATAAAACTAACTTTTTTGATAATTTTTTAGGAGCTTCAGTAGGAGATTTAAGTGGTGGTTTAGAAAATTTAGGCATTAAAACTTACGAAAAAATTAGTAATTTTGTTTCCAATACAAATGACATTAATTATTCTAATCTGGGTAATTTTATAAGTCAATTAGAGAATTTAAATACTGATTTTGAAAGATTATTTCCTGAAAATTTCCCTCCTAGCTTACAAAGAGTAATTGATAATTTAAGTATTAATCTATCTAGGCAAAAAGGATCAAAAAATAATTTCAATTTAGACTTAGACAAAAAAGGTTATGATAATAACCCTGATATGGGTAAAAATTTAGGTAAACTTATACCTTTGCATAGTGGTGTTGTACAACCTTATAAGTATGGTATAGTTGCTTATGAAAAATTTAGTGAAAATTATAAATTGGTTAATACAAATCTTTTAAGTGCTTATGATATGAGATTTAGAGATTTTGAAACTAAATCATTTCCATTAAGTGATTACCAAGACGTTTGGGGTTGGGGATTAATTTTACCTGATACATTAGGTAAAAGAAACTTTGTTCAATTAGAAGGGGCATTAGGAACTACTAATAGTTTTTTACAGTTAGAAAACGGTTTAAATATTGGTTTATCTACCAATACAGAACCAGGGTATTATAGATTGGTTAATCAATCAAATCAGGCTAATAAACTAACTTTAGATCAGCATTATAATTTTTACAGATTTAATGATGAAGTAATTGAAGGTTCATATTTACAAAAATTTATAGATTTTGATAATGGTAATAATAGAATGGGTAATTTAAACAGTTTCTTTACTTATAGTAAAAAAGGTGGTGTAATGGATGATTTAATTATCAATAATTTATATAAAAATACAGGATTAGTTGAAGATGACCCATACCCAACAGAATCTTCTTTTAAACCTCATAATATGTATGATGAGTTAGGTAATGAATTTTATGCTGAAACATATCAGCAGCATATATTATATAAGTCCTTAGGATATAAACATTCACTACCAATAACATCTTCTACTGAAGGAGGAGACGGTTCCGGAGGAGGATATTATTAACTTTAATAATTACTTTTTTAACTTAAATAATCTTAATGGGTATTACGTTTAATAGTTTCTCTGATTTTGCAATAATCAACAGTATAACTAATGATTTAGATGATGAAAAATTAGATATTAATAAACCGTATTCATTTATAGAGTTTCTTAATTATTCAAAAGTTTTTGATGATGAATCGGAAAATTTTAGACAATATGAAAAATATATTAAGTCATGGAATAATATTAGTTACAATAAGAATATCAATTTTGATAAAGATATTAGAGCGCAATATATTGAATTGTTTAGAGAAATTTCCTTAAAATATTCAACGCCTGAAGAAAGAAGATATTTACAAACTATTAATTTTAATAATGATGAAAATTTAACTATTGCTATTCCTTTTTATTCTAAAAAAATACGTGAAATATGTTTATATTTTAAAGAAAAAAGAGATACATTTCAGAAAGGTTTAAGAGAGGTTAAAGATAAAGGTTCATCTGTAAGTGTAAAAAATTATGTTAAAAGCAAAATTATAGATTTATTTCAAGGAGATGATACTACCCCTCAAGTAACATCAACGTTACCTTTAAGTATTTTGCAGGTAAATATAGAAGTAGAATTAGAGGAATCTTACGACACTTTTAATGATTATTACGATTTGGATCCTGATAAATTACCAGATTTTTATAATAGCACTTTAGACAGAGAAAAATACTTTACATCTAATCAAAATAATTTAGATGGTACTAGTTTTTTAAGCGTCGAAGATAGTATTATAAAAATAATAAATGAAAAGGATATAAAATTAGATGAATTAGGTATTTTTAGCCCGATAATTAATTTTGATACTGCAAATGATGATTTTCTAGATGATACAGATTACATTGAATATAAAAAAGGTGATAGAGAAAAATTAAATTTTTTATTTGAAGCAGAATTAGTTAAAAAATTGATAGGTACTGATTATTATTTTCTATCTACTAATTCAGAAAATAAATTTTTATCAGGGATATTATTTGAAAGTGATAATAAAGTAAATAATCTTTTAAATATTAACTATCCTTCAACTTTAACAATACCAAGTACATCTACAAAATATCTAAGAGAAGTGGGAGGATTTTATAAACCGACATCATTTTCTATTTTAAAAATGAAAGGTGATTATACGTATGCATTGAAAGAAAATTTATCTTCTAATGCATTATATGTTTTCCCTGATATAAATAGTTTCGGTAATATTACAAATTTAAGTAAAACTAAAAGAGAAAATCCTTTCGAGTTTATTTTAAATAAAGATAGTGTTTATAAAAATGAATCGTCATCAGTAGGTCAAAAAAATGTAAAAAGCAATTCTTTAGATAGTAATTTTTATTCATATACAACTTTTGAACAATTCAGAAATAATGAAAATCTTCTAAGTTCATTTGATAACCCGTATTCATTTAATTTTAATAAAGGTATAGTCGATAAGGTAGAAATAGATATATACGGTAATAAATTTGTTGAATATTTAAGTGATACTAGTAATTTACAGCATTTAAATAAAGATAGTATTGTTTCAGATAAACAAACTTTTGTTGGTTCAAATACCTTATCTACTTTTACAAGACCATCTGATAAATTATCATTCTTTGATAAAAAAATAGCCAATAAAAAAATATTTGTTCAAAATGTATCCACTAATGAATTTTTACCTTTAAGTACTTCATTTGGTAATGTATTTGATAAGTATGTCGGTAATAATAAACTACATCAAGAGTTGCTAAGTGCTGTAAGAAATATTAATGTATATGATGATGTGTTTTCTATTGATACAGATTCTTTCACTCTTATTGATTCATTTAAATACAATGGTAATTTTAAACAATCTACTGATATACCTTTAGAAGTACCAGTTATATTAACCGATAACACCTTCACAGGAGTTTCAAACGATATGGTAGTTAATAATAATCTGTATAAAGTAACTATTAACACTATACCTAATTCTAGATTACAGCAAAACCCAACTTTATCAGCAATTAAAAATGACAATAACTTTTTATTCTTTTACGAATTCTTTAGTTATGATCTTGATAAGAAAATAGAGATTCCAATAATAAATAGAAGAAAAACTGCTTTAAATGTATTTACTTCGTTGTTCAATTTATCTGCTTTAGATGTTGTGCCTAAAAGAATGAGAAATTTGTCGCTGAATTACAGTAATAAACTTAATGTTTTTAATTTAATAGCTCAATATAATGATTTGAATGAAAATGTGTATATGCATAACGTTTTATACAAACTATTCAATAATAGGTTAGAAATTTTAGATAATTCAATTTTTAGACCTACGAATTATTATAGAACATATAGTTTCTTTACATCATCATTTTCAGGTGTAGATGATGGTTATTATTCAACCAGTCTAAGTGGTAGAATATTTCAAGATTTTGAGAAAGGAATATTATTTTTATAATGAAATTACAAACTAAAACAGTTCATTTATCAAATTATTACCCAACTTCAGGTTATAAGATCACGTTAGACTATGCTACATCTACTAAAACTGTACCTATTGAAAGCGGTACGAGAGTTACATATGATTTAAGTAACATAGTAAATGAACTAACAACTGAATATAGCACTTTTACAGGAGATAGTGTTATTTTTGGTAACGGCTTAGGTATAGAAAGAGCTGAATTTAATTATGGTGACGGTAATATAGATTATGTAAGTACTGATTTAATTTATGATAATGATTTAGGTAAATATACATTCAAATTACCAGATACAGTATCTCATGATTATATATTAGATTCATTATCAGGCAAATCTGACGGCACGTTTACTTTTTATTATAGAAATGGTAATAAGTTTGAATTTACTATAAAATACTTATATACTTTAAAAAATACCATAGATATGAATTTAATGACTTTGTCAAATAATTCATTTGTAGCTTTATCAGCTGATACATTAATTAGTATGGTAGATGATAATAATACTTACTTCAATTCTATTATATCTAATAGTGATAATTTAATTATAAGTGATCCATACAGAGCTAACTTAATAGATAATGATGGTATTTGGATTATTAGAGATACTGGTACAGATTTAGATCCAGTTCTTACAGATGCTCAACAAAAAATATATATTTTATTCTTTTAAAAAGCAGATATTTTAAAATAGCCCGTGTAATCATCATATAATGCGTGACTAAAAGTAACGTAATATATCCCACTACTCGTAAAATTTAAAGTAAGATTAAATTGTTCTGTTAGATCAACTTCAGGATTGGAAACAATTTTATTTTCGGTAAAATTATGTATTTCAAAATAAGTATGCGGTGGTATATTTTCAAATATAGTAAAATCTGTAGATAAATTAACTAATAAAGTATTTTTATCATAATTAGAATTTAAAATATTAAAACTAGATAAATTATCAATTGGGGCACTAGGTAAAAAAGGATTAGGAGCTATTTCATGATTTATAGTTAAATCTCTTAATTTTTGTCTATATGCAATCCATTGCGTTTTTTCTTCTTCATTAAAAGGACTATCAGGTAACAACACCCAGTCACTTTCTTTAAGTAATTTATTTCTTTGTTTTCTTAATTCTTGTATATTCATTTTTTATTTATTTAACCCAATCATTGTTATAGTACCATTATAGAACCCTTTTATATTTCTTAATAGGGACTGTGTATTATATGAACAGTTAAATTGTACATTTTGATAAGTAGCAAAAGCCCATACATAATAACATTGATCAGGTAATAATTGTAATTGTGTCTGAAAATCTAACCCTGCTGCTAATTCTTGTCCGCATTTAATTCTAGCATTTGAATATATATAACTATCAGCCCTAGCACACCCTGGTGATGGATCATATAAATCATAACATACCGAACAACAAAAGTCTGTCCACCAACTGCAACTTTTAGGAGAATTTTGATAATAACCAGATGGGTAAAAATCACAAGACACCGCTAATTTTTGTGATTTATAACATTCATAGTTATTTGTTGGCATAACTGCTACAGCCATAATCGCTTTTGATTCTGAATTAAATTGACCACATATATCTACACTTGCATCCATCAAAAACGTTCTTGATTTACCTTCAGGTGTACCCTTACCCCAGTCTGCTGTACAAAAACTAGTATAAAACAAAGGTCCTGGATTTCCATAACCGCAAGAATTACAATCATACCCTAGTATATTACCGCAAGTTACGTTAGTATTATCTTTTGTATAATATAGAGAACCATAATTTACTCTATTGACTTGCGGGGTTGTGCAGTTAGAATTTGATGAAGCCCAACAAACACATTCACAAAAACAGTTACCCGTCGGGAAATAAGCACTTGACCATCGACTTCTATAAGAGTTAGAGCCTTGATAATAATCAAATACATTACATTTTTTAGCAACAAAATTACCGAAATCACTACTTATAATATGCCTCACAGCCCCTCCATATTTCAAGAAACATTCAGCACAAAAACTATCATAACCCATTGCACAACGATTAAAAGCTTTATTACTTGTTGTACTACAATTCATT